CGGCTTAAGGAATTGCTTCCGAAAAAATTCGTCGTCAAAACAGTGAAGGACGGCAAGGGCAAGTTCGGGAGGATCCTCGCGGTGCCTTTTGTAGACGGCGAAAACATATGCGAAAAATTAATTAGTGAGGGTCATGCTCGAGAATATCACGGGGGTAAAAAAGAATCCTGGACTCCTTGGAAAGTACAACCTATTAATTATCGTTAGTGTTCTACAAAGATAGCATCTAATTCATATCCCATTGCCTGGAGTAATAATTCCATTTTATAAATAGAGGGTTCTGAAATCTTTTTTCTTTCATAGTTTTCTATGGTAGACACACCAACACCAGACTCTTCAGCTAATTGAACTCTTGATAAACCAGATTTCTGTCTTAACTCAAAGAGAATACTAGCCCAATGTTCTTGTTTCTTTTTGGGAGGATCGCCCATAAAAGCATCTTCTCCCCATGCTTTATTCTTATCATCAATCAACAAACAAACCTTTAATTTATAGTAGGTTTTTTTTCTGAATACTCTTGAATTACGCCTTCAAAACTATCATCCTTCCCTAACGCTAATCCTAATGTAGTATGCTGCAAACGTGCCATTAAATATGCAGCTTCTACAAGACCCATATCTTTACTTGCTAACTCTAACGCAAGTCTAAACAAAGTGACAACTTTTAATTGTTCAGGGATAGTTTTAGAACGAGCAACAAACTTTTCTGTTTCTTCGTAAAAAGCAATAAGATCCTGGGGTTCAAAATCAAGAGGCATGATTTTTATACACTTCCCGTAGTAATTCTACATCAGAAGGTAAATCATCTGCTAATTCTACAAGAAAAGCTATTTGTTGTGCCGGAGACCTATGAGATGTTTTAGATAATTCTTTTAAACGTTCCCATGTGTTAATTGGTACTGCAACACTTTTATATTTATTTATGTCTGGCATTATAAACTCCTTATGTTAGCCATTGTTTAAGTTCTTCACCCATAACCACACTTGCTATATCCATTTTACTTCTTAAAGATTTAACTATTTTATCGTCAATAGTTTTTTCAGCAATGAGATCAATGTAGGTAACGTGCTTAGTTTGTCCAATACGATGGCATCGGTCTTCTGATTGCATACGTACGGCCAAATCAAAACTGTTTGCAAAATACACTACAGTTTCTGCAGCGGTCAATGTTATGCCATAACCGCCGGTTTGTGGATTGCCTATAAAAAACTGAGCTTCTCCGTTTTGAAATTGCTCAATGGCACCACTTCTTTCTTCATCCGTTGTATCACCGTAATAACTTACAGCGGACAAGGGTCCGTAAACCTTGATTAATTCATTTTTTATTCTTTCAATATCATAACGAAAACGAGACCAGATAATAACTTTACCAGAAATATCTTCTAAACATTCCATCAGTTCTTTTAATCTATTATCTTTTATGTCGACAACTTTGCCTTCATCTGTTTTCGTATGCCCTGACAACACTTGTTGTAATCTTATTAACTGGGTCATGACGTTTGGGGCTGTAAGAAAGTCATCGTCCCCCAAATGTGCCAGAGCATATTCCTTTATCTCGTTATATATGCGTGCTTGATCGGGAGTCAACTGAACTTGCCTTTGCGTATAAATTTTATCCGGTAAGTCCAAACAATCCGCTTTCATGACACGAGAAGAAAATTTTTTAATAATATCAGACAAAGCATCAAGATTACGATATCCTACTAACATATTAAAAGAATGTGATCCTACTGATCGTTTCTTCAAAATTGCATAACGATATTGGAATTGAAAGTAATTATCTCCTACATCTTCTCCTAACAAAGTTGGGTGTAGGAAATTACATTGCGCCCATAAATCCATAGGCGATTGTGTAACAGGAAAACCAGTAAGAATACGCTTGTACTTAGCTTTTTTTCCTATCTTTATTACGGCTTTCGTACGACGAGCCTTTGGACTTTTAATAGCTGTGGATTCGTCAATAGCTAACAAACAAGTCCCCTGGTCCAATACTTTGTCTAAAAACCGTGTGCCTTTAGGCGTTGAAAGAGCCTCAATGTTCATAACCAAAACTCGTAAATGATCGGTTTCTTTAGGTTCTAACAACAACGCTAAATTTATTTTCTGTTCTTTCGTAGGTGTGGAAGTCCACATACAAATGTCTTGTTCTATACGGTCAGGCATGTGAGTAGGTATTTCTATTGTAGCCCAGTTTCTATAAACACCTTTAGGAGCAACAACAATAAACGTATCTATAAGTCCACGTTCATAAAGTATGCCCGCATTATCAATGCAAACTTTAGACTTGCCTGTACCCATTTCCATAAAGTATGCCCAGTAAAGAGCACTCCAAGATTGTTTCAGAACATCGGCTTGATGCTGAAAAGGTTTTGTTTTAAAAACGTATTTCAACTATTTTTGTTTTTTCATTTGTTTCTTTAATTGTATAATTAAAGCTTCTGTAGTTCTTCTTTTATCTAATTCTATTCCTATGCTGCGACCCTTAGTTTCTAATTCGTCTTTTGTCATGTCTTCAATAGGTTTTTCTTCCATTGCTCCAAACAACCAACCCAGAAAACTATTTTTTTTAAATTGCATATGATGCTCCATTTGTTATGTATTATAGTATATCTACCATGAAAAACTATGATATGCAAATTATTTTCTTTACAATCATAATAATATATATTACTTTTAATCTTACGTAGAAATTGAAGGAGAATTTATAATGAAGAAAGTTTATGTAGCACAAGAAAATCCCAGAGTGGATATTGTTTCTGCTACTCAGTGGGGGGATTTAATTCCCCTAACGAATCAATCCGATCAACTGCATCTTAATCCAGGAAGGCTTGTAGAACAAATTAAACGCAAGCTGCGGACTTTTGATGAAAGTGATTGGTTGTTAGCAATAGGCGACCCCGCAATAATAGGTGTTGCTTTTGCGATCGCAGCTGATGCAAACTCAGGTAGAGTAAACATTCTTAAATGGGATAAAATAGAAAGACTTTATTATCCTGTTCGTTTGTCTATTCGAGGAGGCATTGAAGAACTTAACCATTAACCTGTAGAGGAGATACTATGACTATAGATAATAAGAATGACGTTTGGAAAAATGTTACAGCAGATGCAGAATCCTTTGAATCATTATCAACCGAGGGGGGAAAAGAATTAAGTGACTTAATTCGAGCTACAGCAGAAATTGATAGTAAAGTTGCAGACTTGGAAGAAGATTTAAAAACTTTACGTGCGAAACGTCAAAAATATTTGTTTGATTTAATTCCGGCAAAGATGATGGAAATGGGTATGGATAAAGTAGTGGTAGACGGAAGTTCCGTATCACTGTCTAACTTTGTGCAAGCTTCCATGCCTAAAGATCCTATTGATAAAGTTAATGCTTTAAATCATTTACGTGAAATAGGATGCGAAGACTTCATTAAGAATAAAATTGAAGTTTCTTTTGGGATTAACGAAGACAATAGTGCAAAAGCATTACAAGCTGATTTAGATGACAGAGGTTTGGATACAACTGCACGGACGTGGATTGAGCCTCCAACTTTAAAAAAATTAATTAGAGAAAGAGTCGAATCTAATCAAAATATTAACTTAGAATTGTTCAATGCTTTTGTTGGACAAGTAGCAAAAATTAAGGGAGAAAAATAATGGCCGAGAATAAAACACCAAGTAGTACAGATTTAATGAAAGCTTTTGAAGCGGATTCTGGAAGTGGGTTTGAAGAAATGTCAAGTGCAGATATTCAAATACCTTTTATTAGAATAATTCAAGCACTGAGTCCTCAACTTAAAAAGACAGACCCAGGGTTTATCCAGGGGGCTTCACAAGGAGATATCTTTAATACTGTGACAAAAAAGTTTTGGTCTGCGGAAGAAGGTATTGAAGTTATACCCGTGTATTATCAACTTAAACTTTTAGAGTTTGTACCTAGAACTCAAGGTGGAGGTTTTGTTGGCGAACTCAACTCTGCTTCACCAGAAGTACAGAAAGCGGTAAGAGATAAAGATACGGGATTAGAACTTTTAGATAATGGTAATGAGTTAGTAAGAACTGCTCAACATTATGTAAAGGTGATTCACAAAGACGGTACCTTAGAAAATGCAATTGTTGACATGAAGAAAACGCAATTAAAAAAGTCTCGTGGATGGAATTCTATCATGATGATGCAAAAGTCTAATGGAGTTACCTTGCCTTCCTTCTCAAGCATTTATAAACTTACATCTTCTGAGGATGGTAATGATAAAGGATCATGGCATTCATGGTCCATAAGTCATGCCAGACAAATAGATAGTATGGAGGCTTATAACGATGCTAAAGGTACGCATATGAGTATTAAAAGCGGAGAGATGCGAGTAGCATTACCAGCAGATGCTAACTCTGACGAAGTTCCATTCTAGTTGGATAGTGACCCTCTGCAAAGGGGGTCACACTTCTTATGAGTAGTAATGCAAAACGTTTCTTGGATCTATTTAAAGGATTTACGGGAGCACACGGACAAACAGAGGTTTTAAAAAACCAACGGAATGGTAAGCAACAAGCGAAATACGTCATTGTTCGTGAACCGTTGACCGTGGATCTTGTGCAGTCACACTTAGATGGTAAGTTAGGAATAGGCAGTATACCTATAGATGAAAATAATCAATGCTTATTTGGAGCACTTGATATAGATGATTACAATTTAGATTTACCTAAAATAGCCAAAAACATTAAACGATTAAAGTTACCATTAACTGTGTGTCGGTCTAAGTCAGGCGGTGCACATTTTTATATATTTTTAAAAGAAAAAATATCTGCAGCAGAATTACGCGATAGGTTGTCAGAGTTCGCATCAGCCCTGGGGTTTGGTCAATGTGAGATATTTCCTAAGCAAGAGGAGGTGATAGTAGAACGTGGCGATGTAGGAAACTTTATAAACCTTCCTTACTTTAATAGTACACATACAACACGTTACGCAATAACATCTAACGGTGATGACATTCTATTAGAAGATTTTCTTACTAAAGCAGAAAAAAATCGTATTAGTTCTCAACAATTAAAAGAATTACAATTAGGAGTAAGTCCAGATGTTTTACCTCAAGGTCCTCCATGTCTACAACAATTAACAGAATACGGGGTTCCAGAAGGCGGAAGAAATAATGCTATGTTAAACGTAGGGTTGTTTTATAAAATGTCAAGCCCAGATGCTTGGAAAGATTTACTTGAAAAACATAATCAAGAGTATTGTACTCCACCGTTGCCCGCCAAAGAAATAGTAACCATACAAAATCAGTTAGAAAAAAAAGAATATTATTATACGTGCAAACAAGAACCGTTAAAGAGTCATTGCAATAAGTCTATGTGTCGTTCTAGGAAATACGGAATAGGTTCTGGTCAATCTTTTCCTACATTAGGTGGTCTTACTGTTGTAGAATCAGAGCCACCTGTTTGGTTTATTGATGTAGACGGAGCACGATTAGAGTTAAGTACACGTCAATTACAAATGCAAGTAGATTTTCAACGGGCTTGTATGGAACAAATGTATAAAATGCCCGCACGTATGAAAGATAATGAATGGCGAGAATTAGTAGATATTTTACTTGACACGGCCACACGGATAGCTGTTCCAGAGGAGTTAACACAAAAAGGTCAATTCTATGAACTTATGGAATCGTTTTGTACTGCACGATTACAAGCACGAAGTCCTGAAGAAATATCAACGGGTAAACCTTGGACAGAAGAAGGGTTTACTTATTTTAGATTAAGTGCCTTACAAGATTTTTTAAAGAGAAATAACTTTACGATATATACACGCGGTCAGATTACAGAAAGATTAAAAGAAATGAACAATGGCGGAACAGCTGACAAACAGTTTCGTTTTAAAGATAACAAAGATAAATGGCAAACAGTTCGGTGTTGGTTTGTACCTGAGATAAAAAAAGGTGAGGTAGAATTACCAGAAGTAACCTTTAAGGAAAACGATGAGGAGCCACCATTTTGAGTTTAACTGTAGTGCCTATGTCAATAGCTGAAGCAAATGAATTTGTAAAAAACTTTCATCGTCATAATAAACCTACACAAGGAGGTAAGTTTGCAATAGGTGCCATAGTAGAGCAATTGTTTGGTGTGGCAATTGTAGGCAGACCTATATCAGCCACATTAGATAATGGATTGACTGCTGAAGTTTTAAGAGTATGTGTTTTAGATACTGCTCCTAAAAACACTTGTTCTTTTTTATATGGAAGGTGTTGGCGCATCTGGCAACAAATGGGCGGTAAAAGAATGGTTACCTACACATTACAAACAGAATCTGGATCTAGCTTAAAAGGAGCCGGTTGGAAAATACTAGGAGAAACGCAACCTCACAATACCTGGAAAAACAAAACAAAAAGAGATGGCATAAAAAGAGATTGGCAACCTATCTATGGTCAGTTAAAATTTAGATGGGAGCCCTCAAGTGAATGAAATAAAAACAATATTAGGTCCACCTGGGTGTGGCAAGACACAAACAAATTCTAATTTAATCCAGGAATATATTAAAGAAGGAGTCGATCCTAATAAGATAGCCTGTGTATCATTTACTAAAAAAGCAGCTACAGAAAGTCGAGAACGTGTTTGTAACGATTGGAATATAGAAGAAGATCAACTACCTTATTTTCAAACATTACATTCTATGGCCTTTAAATCATTAGGCTATAAACCTTCGGATGTTATTCGTTCAAGTGATATCAAGCACATAGGATACGAGGTGGGTTTAGATTTTAGTAGTAGCACTTCTGATGCAGAAAGTGACTTTGACTACATAGGGTACAAAAAAGGAGATGCCTATCTTAATATGTATCAGTTATCACGAAGTAAAAATAAATCATTAGAAGATGTTTTTCAAGAAACCGGAGACTATAATTTACATTACAGTGAACTTACGCAACTTATACGTGCTTATAAAAGTTATAAGAAAGTCCATAAAAAAATAGATTTTACAGACATGATAGAAGAATTTGTACTGCAAGACTCTCCACCAGATATAGATGTTTTGATTGTAGATGAAGCCCAGGACTTATCTACTTTGCAATGGAAAATGATAGATGTATTACGTAAAGGTCCTTCAACACAAATATTTACAGGAGATGATGACCAAGCTATAATGAATTTTCAAGGGGCTGATGTTAAAGCTTTTTTAAATGCGACAAAGGAAAAAGAAGTTTTGAGTCAATCTTATAGAATTCCACCTCCAGTTTTTGATTTAGCTCAGTCTATTGTATTACAAATAGAAGATAGAGCTCCTAAAAAATGGCAACCTAATCCTAAAGAAGGTTCGGTTAATTTTCATTTACGATTAGAGGATGTTCCTATTGACGAAGGTGAGTGGACAATACTTGCTAGAACTAATCGTATTTTAGATAGATATGCAGCAGAACTGATAAACGAGGGATGGATCTATAGTAGGAACGGTCATCCTAGTATTCCTAGAAAACATTACGAAGCTATTATAGCGTGGGAAAATTTGTGTAAAGGAAAAGAAATAACGGTGCAAGAAGTTCGTACTATTTATTCTTTGATGGATGTAGGAGAAGGATTTAAGCGAGGGTTTGGCCCACGATCTCAATCTTTACTAAACATAAGCGGAGATATGTTGTTAACTATAGACTATATGCGTAGTGACCTGGGGTTATTGGTCGATGGTTCTAAAAGATGGCATCAAGTTCTTGGAAAGATAGGATTACAAACACAAAATTATATTTTAAATGCTTTAAAACGTGGAGACAATGTGAGGTCTCCTCGCCTTAAATTAAATACCATACACTCTATGAAGGGTGGTGAAGATGATAATATTTTATTGGTTCCTGACATTTCTTATGCAGCATACAAAGAATATGAAAGGTTTCCTTCTACAGAACATAGGGTCTTTTATGTAGGAGCAACTCGAGCAAAACA